GGAAGGGCCTTTAATTGCCACTCAGGTTCGTTTATAGCCCCTAAATCGAACTGATAGACCCCTTGTGGGGTGGAGTTGATATAAAGCGTCCTAGCGGCCGTTCTAGCCCTTATTTCGGCCAAGTAATCCCACTTCTTCTTCTCAATCAAAAGTGTGGGGTAATGAGTGCGGCGGCACTTCATCTCGATATATGCGTCGTGGGTAATGCCGTCAGCTCGGTCGGTCGCCGATAAAGGCGTCAAGTCCGGATAAACCGACTTGAGAGCCTCGAATAGCTCAACCTCGCGTAGGTAAATTAGACGTCTTCCTCGCCATCTTCCCACCCGATTTTTCTAATCGGATCTTGTGGGTCGATTACCCAGTCAGGCCAAGCGCTTCGATCCATAGCAAAAGCAAGAGCTAAGCCCTCATCCATTCCATTACGGCGGCAAGTCTCATAAATCTCTTTACAGGCGATTGCCCAGAAATCCAGTTTAGTAGGCAGTTCTTTAACTGTGCGGCGAGATTTAGCCGTTTTCTTAACCGGCTTCTTAACGCGCTTTCTTGTTGCCATTAGCCCCCACCTTCTTCGATAGGGCTAATTCTAACTGAGACTCCATTTTATCAAGGCGCGACACTATGGGGATATTTTCTAATTTGATTATGTAACGAAGCCCAGCAATTAGTAGGGCGATTGATCCGAGAACTGAAGCTACGAATCCAGCGATGGTATTGGCGTCCATTACCGGACTTTTCCGTAACGCTCGTAGTTAGGGTTAAGCCAGTTAATAATGCTAGGCAAGACTGATACTAGAGCCGCATTTGCAATTGCATCGACATCCCAACCCACCGCGAGATAGGTCGCTAGGGCTGTTGCGAGGAACGTCTTGGCCCAACTTTCCGCCATCTTCTTTAAGTCGCTCATTTCTGTCTCCTTCGAGGTCGAACCATTTGCCGTCATTGTCTCCCAAAGTTGTGAAGCTAATGTGAAAGTGCGAGCGGTGAGGGTTATCGCCTTTGTAAGAACGTCGCTTCCATCCCAATATCGGACTCATAATCTTGCCGTCGTAGATAATATATTTAATGCGCTTATCTCCGCGCTTGGCACATTTCCGAATCTTCTCCACTAGCGCATAAGTTTCCTCAGGGTGCGCGTTAAGGTTGGCATCTATATCTAAAGCTCTAACGATTCCGTCTCTTGGAATATGGTCAGAAGTGCCTTTGGCAACGTGACGAGCATCAGCCACCCAACCATCAGACTTACGATTGCGATCAGGATAATCATCGTCTATTTGCTCCCGAAGTTGTTGACCGGCTTTGCAAAGTTTAGCCAAGACCAAGTGCCTTCAAATCGTCAACGTCTAAACCAAGCGCTTCTAATTTGGCCAAAGCTGCTTCCTTCTTTGCAATAACTTTTTCTTCTTCTGCTTTCTTCCAAACATCGTAAGCAACAAAAGCCGCTTCGTATTCTTCTTTTGAAAACGGTTCGCAATCTATAAAAGTAATTCCTTCATAAGTATCGCCCACTTGAACATATCCACCATTAGGACGAATAAATGCTAATACTTGAGCGTTGTCTGCCATTTTAGGCTCCAATCTCTAATAATGTAATCGTTGAAATAGCGCTATTTTTTTGGAATGTTACGCTTACGCTGTTATCATACCCGCGAGCTTGTAATTTGTATGTTGTTGATGAAGTAGTTGCTGGAGAATCTAAATAAACAACTGTTGTCGTGCCAGATTTATAAGTATTTGCCGAACTGCCAGCATATTGTATAAAATCAAATTCATCTGCGTCGGTTTTATTCCAATCCGCAATTGTTGTAGCTCCGCGCAATAATTCAGCTGCGATACCTGTAAACCCTGCACCGTTACGAAAATGCTTAAATTCTGCGGTTACTAGAACTAAAACTTTTGAACTTGCAGACGATGGCGTAATAGAAGCGGTGATACCTGTATCGGTAAGCGTATCAGTCGCGATCGTGGTTGCCGTTGTCGTCGTTGCTGAAATTACTTGTAAAACTTTTCCGCCAGCATCCGGAGTTATCCAAGTGAAATCCATATTCGTATTGGAAGTCTTTGATAGGACTTGACCCGTTGTGCCACCCTTTAGCTCAGCCATTGACGTATCAATGCCATTGCCAAGAGTTCTAATAGCTAGAGCACCGTCTTTAACAAGATCTGTGTCGGCTGGGGTTGTCCACCCGAAATTTGTTGTTGTAGGCATTAACTAATCACTCCAATCGCGTCCTGCCATTCTAGCGTAGTCAGGATGCTATTCCATCGTTCTGCCGCATTTACCTGCTCCCAATTCTGAGCTACGGCGCTAAACTCAGTAGGGCTTAAATTGAGGGTAAGAGACAAGCCGTTAAGTGTGCTTGTCCAAGTCCATCCTTCGACGTATCCGGTGAATTCGCCCCCATAGATATTTGGGGGAAGATTGACCACTTTAAGCGGCAGACCCATAAATATATTTATTAGGGCGTCGCGGTCGGTGTTATCGATTTCTGGGTTTTGAAGCGGGAAGGTAATAGAATCAAAAGAAGGTCTAGGGAAAGCTCTCAATTGAACTTGACGATCTACAATAGTCTGAGCATCGGTGGCGTTATGGATTTGGGAATTGGTCTGGACTGAGTAAAGGCCATATAGATTGATTGAATCTTGATCTGACGCTATTTTGGAATTGTTGTAATTGTTTCCATAATTGATTTGATATTGATTGATGATTTTGCCCGAACGAATAGATTGCTTGATTCCAGAGGCAAAGGCTTCGCGGGCGTCAACCTCTACATATCCATTGGCTAATAAATAGGTCTGTCGGTGAGCAGAATCCGCATATCCAATTTCTCCGTTGGCGTTTTCATAAATGTAACCGAGAGCTGAATTAGCAATTTGAGTAACAAGCGAATAGTAATCAATTGGGTCGGCCGCTCTTTGCTCCATTGTGTATTGACCAGCATCAATTTCACCAAGTCCAACGTCACCGGCATTAGCCCAAGTTACTGTCGAATCGAAACTGCTCCATTGCTGAGCTGGGCTAATTTCATTCCAAGAGGCTAATAAAAGCTCGCTAAGAATTGTGTTTATTTGTGCGCCGTCGAGCGCTTGAGACAAAGAAGTTGTCCAAATCGCTTTCGATAATTTTGATAAAGCGCCGACAGCAATTATCTGCAATTGAGTGACGTAGGCAGCTGCTCCAGCGGTTCGAACACTTGTCGAGACGTCGCTGATTCGACCACCGAACAAGCTAACCCAATTTCCGCTAGTGTTTTTAACTTCTACCGTGACAGCGGTATTGACAGTCCAATTGAAAGACTGATTGCTCGAGTTAATCACTTGGATATTACAGTAACCAGCTTGAGGTTGGCTGTTGACGTCTGTTCGTCCAGAGGTAGCCGTGAAGCCCACTAAGGTTAATGACGTCGCGTTAGTGCCGTTAATCAGGATTCGATATTCGGGCGTCCAAGCTGTCATATTGCTAATTGACCTGTTCTAATGTCTGCTCCGCCACCTGTTCCGCGATCTGCTGAATTATTGAGAGCGGTTATGACTGCGCGAGTAAATCCTTCTTCGTCAATTACGCTCGCGGCCATTACATTAACTGTGATATTTCCGCGTTCGTCGCCACGGCGAACAGCTGCGACGTTGAAATTTGATGGAATTGCATTACCGCTTGGAATAATTTCAGGCGTAATAACTGCATTGGGAGTAACGGCCGGAGTTATTGGATTTGTGTTTGTGACGACTGGGGTTATTGGAGTAGGAGTGTTTATAATTGTTCCGGTGCTCATTTGATAGTTGCCAATTGCTCCGGTAGTCGTTCCAGTAACCCAACCGGGCTTCGTAATTGTTTTAATGTCTGGCAATATTGGAATTGCGTTATATGCCTTGATAAAGGCATTTATGCCGTCGATCGCATTATCGACGACGGATCTAATGCCATTAAATACTTTGGAAACGACTGTGACTATGCCAGCTATCGCCTTACCAGCGTTTTCAATTGCATTTACTAAAACCTTCTCAAAAATAGGAACTAAATAGTCTTTGATAAATTTCCATAAATCTTGAAGGGTTTCTTTATTATCTTCAAAGGCTTTTTTAATTGGGTCTATTGCTTTGTTTTTAGCCTCAATAAATTTAGGAATTAAGGTGTTTGTAAAATAGTCAAGTAAGTTTTTTAACGCTGGTAATAATGCCGCTCCCACAGATTCTTTAGCTTCGTCAAAACCAACTTTTAGTCTGTTTATTTGACCTTCAAAAGTGTTGGCTTGTGTGGCTGCCGCTCCACCAAAAGTTTGACCTAATTGCTCGACTGCTCCCTCTAGCCCTAAAGTTTTAATTTCAGCAGCCGAAAGACCAACGCCTAAACGACTTAAAGCCCCTGTGTTGCCTTCATAAGCTTTGGCTAAAGCATTAGAAACAGTTTCTACATCTTTGCCCGTAGCAGCCGAAATATCTAAAGCCAATTGTAATAAATCTTGAGATTTAGTAAGGTCTCCGGTCGCAGTCGCTAGACGTTGCAACGCTGGACGCAATTTGTCATCAGCGACTCCGGTGGCTAATGAAGTCTTAAGTATTTGATCCTCAATAGCGGCAATTTGCGCTTCCGTTGCGCCTGTAACGCTTTCAAGTGCGGTGGCTAAGCGTTTTTGAGCCGCTTCATCTTCAATCGCAGCCTTAACGCCTTCAATCGCTAACTTGCCAGCATAAGCGGCAGCAGCCGCAGCAGCAGCAGCAAAAGCAGCAGCCGCGACTTTGCCCATTTTTGTCGCTTTATCCCCAAAGGTTTCAACTTGGGTTTCACTCTTTTTCATATCGGTAACGAATTGCTTCGTTTCCGCTAATAATTCAAGTTTTAACGTGCGCCAATCTTTAGCCATTTACGCCGTCCATTTCTTTACAACTCTATCCATAGCTTCAACCCAGCGAGAAGTTAATTCAGGCTGAATCTTGCGAAGGGTTGGATAAATGAACCATCCTCGCGAACCTGCGCCATACCTGCCGCTATATGTTGGAAATTGTTTCCATTTACCAGTTGGATCTCCAAATTCCAAGCCACCCCAAAGTTGTTGCGTGGTCGCCCCACCAGAGAAACGTTGAGAAGCAAAGCCGAATGAGATGCGACCTGTTTTTGATGTTGAACTGACTTTCGCACCATCAACGACTCTTTGGACGGCTTTGGCTGAAACTGTTCTTCCATAACCAGCTTGTTTAATTTCGTTAGCCGCATAAGAAGCCAAAGCGTTAGAAGTAGTGCGAGCTTCTTTAACAGCTTCTTCTCCCATCAAAGAAAAGGCCTTAGCCAGTTGTCGGAGTTCGCGTTGGCTATATGCGCTTAACCCCTCATCTGCCACCTTTGCGCTCCTTCA